GAGCGTATCGAATCTGGACAGGATATGCCCTCTGATCTATTTAAAACGTTTGCAGGTAACCAGACAAAAATAACAAGGAGATAATCGATGCAAGAAACGAGAAACGAGAAACAAGTAGCAGTAAAAAAAGAAGCACCATTGCCTTCAAAAATATCTTTTGAAGTTGATGCACATGCTGGTTTTGAAAATGTAAAACAATCAAGTATTGCTTTACCTATTTTAAAACTTTTACAAAATGGATCAGCAGAAGCACAAAAGCGAAATCAAGCTTATGTAGAAGGAGCTGAACCAGGAATGTTACTAAACACAGTAACAAAGAAAATTTATAATGGTTCTGAAGGAGTACAAGTTATTCCTTGTCATTATAAATTAGAATATCAAGAGTGGTCAGATTTTGGAACAGGTGCAGGAAGACCTGAACAAATATACACAGATACTTCTGATATATTAACTAAAACTACAAAAGATCAAATGGGCAAGGATAGATTACCAAACGGTAATTATATTCTTACAGTTGGTCAACATTTTGTTTTAGTATTAGACAATGATGGTACTACAGAAACTGCTTTAATATCCATGAGTTCATCTCAAGGAAAAATAAGCAGAAAATGGAATGCTATGATGATGTCTATCTCATTAAATGGTAAAAATGGTGTATACACTCCACCATCATTCAGCCACATTTATAAACTAAAAACCATATTAAATTCCGGTAAAGGAAACCAATGGTATGGATACAGTGTAGAAAAAGTTGGTCCTGTACAGGATCAAGCTGCATATGAAAGAGCTAAACAGTTCTATCAGTCATTGGCTAACGGAAAATAATTAAACTATTGAGTGGCGCAAAACGCCACTCAATTAAATAAGGTGGGATATGTTAGAAAGATTCAAAGAGATATTTGTTGGCTATGATAAAGCCTATGGGTACACCGAACTTCAAGGTAGTATTTCAGAAAAGGGTAAACACGAATCTAAATCTTTTACTAAGCGAGAACCTGTTACAGATATTTTATGGCAAAGACATTTAAAAGGAGAAGAACCTTCACTTGGTATATTTCCAATAAGAGAAGATAATAAATGTAAATGGGGATGCATTGATATTGATGTTTATCCATTTGATCATAAAGAATTAATAAAAAAAATAAAAGATAAAAATTTACCTCTTATAGTATTTAAATCTAAATCAGGGGGCGCTCATACATTTTTATTTACAAAGGAGTTTGTTCCAGCAAGTTTAATAAGAGAAAGATTAAAAAGAATGGCCGCAGTATTAGGTCATGCTAAAAGAGAAATTTATCCAAAACAAGATTATGTAAGATTTGATAGAAATGATTTACCTAGTTGGTTAAATATTCCTTATCATGGTGGAGATAATACAACTAGATATGCTTTAGACGAAGAAGGTAATAAATTAAGTTTAGAAAATTTTTATCAATTTCATGATAAAAAAGTTTTAACAGAGAAAGAATTAATTAATGAAACTATTTATAAACAAGATTCAAAAGAAGAAAATGGTTTATTAAAAGAAGCTCCGCCTTGTTTAATTACTTTATTAAAAGATGGAATGGAAGAAGGTGGTAGAAATGAAGCAATGTATAATGTCGGTGTATATCTTAAAAAAAGATATCCTAACTCTTGGAAGGGAGAAATACACGTTTATAATAAAGAATTTATGAAACCACCTTTACAAGATGGTGAAATGAAAAATTTAGAAAAATCTTTAGATAAAAAAGATTATCGTTATAAATGTAAACAAGAACCTATTCTAAGTTTTTGTAATTCAAAAGTTTGTGTAACAAGAGAGTTTGGTGTAGGCGATGATTCTCCTCCTCCTGAAATAACAGGAATAAAAATATTTAGATCGCATCCACCTATTTATATAGTTTACGTAGATGCTCTTCCAGTGGAGGTAGATGATCAAACATTACATGATCCAGAAAGATTTTCAATTGCGTGTATGTCACAATTAGGTCAACCCCTACTTCCAATAAGTAAAATCATTTGGAGAAAAATGTTAAGAAAATTTATGGGATCTAAAATGGAAGAAATTCCGGTACCTGAGTCTGCAAAATTAGAAAATCAAATAAAAGATTTAATGAACGATTTTATTTTCAGAGTAAATGCAAAAAAAATGTCTGATGTACTAAATGAATGTGCTTACAGTGAAGATGGTAAAACGTATTTTACATCAGGTGGTTTTTTAGAATTTTTATCTAAAAGTAAAATTTGGAATATTGGAAAAAATAAAACTATAAAAATGTTAGGTGATGTTTTTAAAGCTAAAGAAAAGAATAAAAAGATAAATAAAAAATCAGTTAGAGTTTTTGAAATGGATACACCTGAATTTGTTAGACAAGAACCAGAGGAAATGGAAATAAAAGATCCATCTTTTAAAGTATGATAGATAGAACAATTATTCCAGGTCCTCCAGGAACAGGGAAAACGCATCATCTAATTAATTTTTATTTAAGAAAAGAACTAGAAGAACATAGAACACCTACAAATAAAATTGCTTATATTACATTTAGTAATGCCGCCACAAAAGAAGCAAAAAAAAGAATTTTAAAATTTTTTCCTAATTATGATATGCGAAAAGATTTTCCTTATGTATCTACCATGCATTCTATGGGTAGAAAAGAGGTAGGAATGGATGCAACTAATAAATTGTTAGAAGGAAAAAAATGGAAAATGTTTAAAAACTATTCTCAAATTTGTGCAAATATGGATTTTGATAGTAAACCAGATTCAGAAACAGGATATATGACTCACAAAAATGATCATATGAAAGTTATTGAATATTCAAGAAATAAAAAAATAGATTTATCACAATCAGCTATAGAGTTAAATCTTCAACATGGTTTAAATTTATACATAACAGAGCAAGTTTATTTAGATTTAAATAAATTTAAAAAAAGCACTGGAATGTTTGAGTACGTTGATATGATAAAACAGTTTATTGAGAAAGACAAATGTCCCCCACTTGACGTAGTTTTTCTTGATGAAGCACAGGATCTGAATCCTCTGCAATGGGACATGTTCAAATACATTGAATCAAGATGTAAGCGATCATACGTTGCAGGGGATGACGATCAAACTATTTACGATTTTCAAGGTGCTGATCCAACCATATTTATAAAATTGGATGGCAAAATAGATGCAAGAACTCAATCAAGAAGGGTTCCTAGAGAGGTTTATAAAGTTGCTATGAATATTTTAGATAAAATTAAAGATAGAAGACCAAAAGAATGGTCTCCCCGAGATGCAGATGGTTCAGTTCATTGGAATGAAAGAATAGAATCTATGGATTTTTCTACAGGAAATTGGATGATTTTAACAAGAACTAATGTAATGTTAGATCCAATAAAAGCTCATTTAATTATGTTAGGGATAAGGTTTATATCTAAAAAAAATACACATTTACCTGACAAAATTTTAGAAGTTTATAAAACGTGGGTTAGATTGAACAAAGGAGAAGTTGTCTCTGCTGAAGATGCTAGGTCTTTGTATAAGGAAGCTTTAAATATTAGACTAAAACATTTTTTAAAAAATCATGCTAATGGTAAATCTATTGAGGATGTAGAGTTTGTTAGTCTTAAGGATTTAAAAGAAAAACATGGGTTGTTAATTGAAGGAGATTGGGAACAGTTAGATTTTAACAGGAACGTAAAATCTTATATTAAAAAATTATTAGAAAATGGACAGGATTTATTTTTAGAACCAAGAATTAAAGTATCTACGATACATGGTGTAAAGGGAGAGGAATGCGATAATGTTATTCTATATCCTTGTATAAATAATAAAATTCGTATTAGAGCATTAAAATATCCCGATGCAGAATACAGAGTTTTTTTCGTAGGTGTAACAAGAACAAAAGAGAACTTATATATTATGCGTTCTCTAAACAAACATCACTATAGAATAGGAGAAATAATAAGATGACTAACAAAACGTTTTACAAACAAGTAGGGGGTAAACATTATAAAAAAATGACTATACAGCCTTCTGTTTTTATAAATAAAAATAAATTAGAATTTGCAGAAGGTAATGCAATTAAATACATATGCCGGCATAAATTAAAAGGTGGTAAAGAAGATATTCTTAAAGCAATGCATTATTTAGAAATGATAATAGATAGAGACTATAATGTTTAGAGGAAGAAAAAAATTAATTTTTCACATGGGATTGTTAACCTGCATGTGTGTACTTTCTTATTTAATTATGATATTATAAATGATGTACGAAGCAGAGAAAGAATGGATTTGTCCTGAAAATTTTCCAAATTTAAAAGGTTACAGTCATATCGCTATTGACTTAGAGACAAAAGACCCGGAACTTAAATCAATGGGATCGGGCGCTGTACGAGGCAACGGTAATATTGTAGGTATTGCTGTATCTGTTGAAGGGTGGTCTGCTTATTATCCAATTGCACATGAAGGTGGCGGTAATTTAGATAGTAATAAAGTTATGTCTTGGATAAAAGAAGTTTGTTCTGCGCCTAATACTAAAATATTTCACAATGCAATGTATGACGTATGCTGGCTTCGAGCAGCGGGCGTCAAAATTAATGGAAAAATAATTGATACTATGGTCATGGCATCTTTACTTGATGAAAATAGACTTTGGTACACCTTAAATAGTATTGCATTTGATAAATTAGGTAAAACAAAAAATGAAACTGCATTAAATGCGGCAGCACAGTCTTGGGGAATAGATCCTAAATCAGAAATGTATAAACTTCCGGCAATGTATGTAGGTAATTATGCGGAGAAAGATGCACAATTAACTTTAGAATTATACACAGTTTTAAATAAAGAAATAGAACTGCACAACTTAAATAAGATATTTAATCTAGAAACAGATTTATTTCCATGTTTAATAGATATGAAATTTAAAGGTGTAAGAGTTGATATAGACCAAGCACAAGAATTAAAACAAAAATTAGTAAAACAAGAGAATGAATTATTATTAAAAATAAAACAAGAAACAGGGATAGAACCGCAGATTTGGGCAGCAAGAAGCATTGCAGAAATTTTTGATAAACGTGATTTACATTACGAAAAAACCGAAAGATCAAAAGCACCCTCCTTCACTAAAAATTTTTTACAGGAACATCCAGACCCTATAGTTCAAATGATTGCTAAAGCAAGAGAAATAAATAAAACACACACAACTTTTATCGATACTATTTTAAGATTTGAACACAAGGGTAGAATACATGCAGATATTAATCCAATAAGATCAGATCAAGGTGGGACTGTTACAGGTAGATTTTCTTATGCTAATCCAAATTTACAACAAATTCCTGCAAGAAATAAAGATCTAGGACCTATGATAAGATCTTTATTTTTACCAGAAATTGACCATAAATGGGGTTGTTTTGATTATTCTCAACAAGAGCCACGTTTGGTTGTTCATTTTGCAGCAGAGAATGATTTAATTAAGGGTGATGCGTCTATAAAAAATATTATAGATGAATATAAAAAAAATAATGTAGACTTTCATAAAATTGTTGCAGACATGGCAAACATATCTAGAGATCAAGCTAAAACAATTAATCTTGGTTTATTTTATGGAATGGGAAAAGCTAAACTTCAAGCAGAACTAGGTTTATCAACAAAAAATGAAGCTGAGGAATTATTTAATCAGTATCACGAAAATGTTCCATTCGTAAAACAATTAATGAGTGCTACTATAAATATGGTAAATGACAGTGAAACAGGATCAATTAAAACACTTTTAGGAAGACAATGTAGATTTAATAAATGGGAAGCAGATATATTTAAACGTGGGATTATGAATCCTATATTTAACACAAGAGAAGAGGCAGAAGCTCAATTTATAAAAGAATGGATGGAGATGTATCCTGCAGCGACAAGAGAAAATATAAAACCAAAAATAAAAAGAGCTATGACTTACAAGGCTTTAAACAAATTGATTCAAGGATCAGCAGCTGATATGACTAAAAAAGCAATGTTGGATTTATATAATGAAGGAATTATTCCACATATACAAATTCATGACGAATTAGATATTTCTGTTAAAGACGACAATCAAGCAAAGAAGATTGTAGAAATAATGGAAAATGCTGTTACTTTGGCAATTCCCAACAAAGTAGATTATGAAAGCGGCGAAACATGGGGTGATATTTATGG